CCAGAAGTTCAAAAGATTCAGTTCTATGATAACAAGTTTAACGACTTATTCACAGAACTCACAAATATCTTTGATTATTATGATTCGGATTCAGATGGAAGCATTCAGGATGATGAGAAAATGGTTAGATTTCAAGCAACTCGCAGAAGCAGAGGCAGAAAACCCATAACCAGGATTAGGTAATGGCAGTTAGGAACGACTTGATAGCAAATGTCACTACTCAGGTAGCAGACACTGGTTTTTCAATCAGTAGCGAACTACCTTGGGTTAGTGGTGGTGAAAATCTTTATGTGAAAAATATGAAAACCATTTATTTTGGTGAAGAGCAAACAGAAATAGTTCAACTATATCAAACACTGGATGCTCAGGATGTTTTTCAAACAGACAGAACCATAAATGCTTATGTTTGCGTAGATGCCAAAACACTTCCAAATAACACATCAAATGTTATACAGGCAATGCTTGATGCCAGAGGAAATATAGCAAATGTCACTACTAGTGAATGCGAAGTTTCTACTGATATTCAAGTGGATAAACAGATTTATACTTTAGAGTATAGATTTACAGAAATATAACAAGGAAAAATAGGAGAAAGCAATGGCAGTAATAAATGTGTCAGCAGGCGATGAAGCATATGTTGAGTTGGCCCCAGAAGGTCAAATCGGCGTGGCAGCCAATGTGTTAGCGGTCCCTCAAATCCAAGATGTGACAATCAACAACTCTACAGGCGTTTTTCGTTTCAAGATATTATCTTCAGGTGATGAACAAGTAGTCACAACACCAGCAACAAACCAGGTGACATTAAACTTAGTGGTTGACAAAGACACATTCTTTGGCAACGCAGGTTTAAGTGCCAATGGAGCAGTTGTGGAAAAAGGTCTATTTGGTGTCAGCAATGACAAAACCAAAGTGGATTTCAAAGTTTATTTTGATGGAACAGATTCAGGTAGCAAATGGTTATCTGGTGCTGGATACATCAGTGGACTTAGCCCAACGGTTTCAGCGGACAGTCCCGTCTGGACTAGTAGTTGTGTGTTGGAAGTTGATGGTTCGCTCACAGAAGGTGAGGTATAAACACAATAACTTTATGGCTCGTATAGCAATATGCGAGCCATTTTTTCAGGAGAGTTTATGAAACAAACCACAATAGATAGATTTGATGCTTGGAAAAAAACAGCGGGTAAAAAAGACCGTTTTGTTTCCAACAGAGTTGTATACACAATGGAAGAGTTTGAAGAACTTTTGGGTAGAACAACTGAAGTCAAACACAAAACAAAAACAACAAAACATATAAATACAGATATAGAGGAAAAAGGTTATGAAGATTTGGAATCAACACAGCCATCAGGACATACTGAAGAGTTTGGAGATGGAGATAGCCAAAGCACAGAATGAAGTTAAATGTGCTGAAAAAGACATACAAAAGGCCAAAGGCAGAATAACATTCTGTTTGAGTGCCATATTAAACTTACAAACAAGAAATGAGGATATAAAGGAATGAATATTACAGATATAGCGGCAAAACCAAAACTATTAAAACTCACAATCACAGAAGACACCATAGTGGAAAAATATGGTGATAGTCTGGATTTCTATATATGGGATAGACAACCCCTTAACTTATTCAACAGATTAGCAAACGCTGGTGTAGTCAAAGATTTTGATTATGCTGAACTGCTTAGTGACATAGTTTTGGATGAAAAAGGTGAAAAAGTAATGAAAGACGGCAATGTATTACCAATGGATGTAATGACTGCTGTTATGAAAGAGGTAGGTTCAGTACTGGGAAAGTGACGAACCACAGGATGGATCCCAATAGTCCACATACTAGAGGTATCCTGCTGTTGGACGCAATGGCACAACGATATAGCAAGTTGCCAAGCGAAGTAAACGACCAGGCTAGCACACTGGATTTATTAGTGTTTGATGTTGCTTTAAGTTATCAACAATATGAACACTATAAACAATCTGGTAAAACACCACCAGCAGAAATGTTTGGTGCTGATGAACTAGCAGAGAGATTAAAAAATGTTCAAAATAGACGCAACAGAGGTTAAAGATTTATTAAAAGATTTACACAAAATGCCCAGTGTTGTGATGAAAGAATCATACAAAACTCTCAAAAATGCTACACCTACCAGAGGCGGAAATGCCAGAAACAAAACAAAACTGGAAGGTAAAACAACAATAGGTAGTCGTTATCCATATGCTGACAGGCTGGATAAGGGTTGGAGTAAACAGGCGCCTAGAGGGTTTACAAGTCCCACAATGGACAAAATGGAACAGGAAGTAAACTCTTATATAGATAGGATAGATTGATGGCTAAAAACATAGAAGTCACACTTAGTTTAGATACAAAAAACTTTAACAGAGGATTAAAAAGTGCTCAGGGCAGTTTAGGTAGGCTCTCAGGACAAGCAAAAGGTGGTGCGGGTTTATTTGGCGGATTAGCCAGTAAAATAGGTGTTGCCGCTACTGCCTTTGCGGCCTTTAAGGGTGTAAGCAGTGCCATAGGAGCAACACAGCAGTTTCAGGACATATCAGTTGTTCTAACAACTATTACAGGTAGTGCTGAAAAAGGTTCAGCAGTATTAGAACGATTAAAGAAAACAGCAGAAGACTTACCCATTAGTTTTGAAGCATTAGCAGGTGCTCAACCAGTACTAGCAACAGTCAGCACCAGTATAGGTGATTTAGAAAAGAACACACTATTAGCGGCTGACATAGCAGGTGCTATGGGATTGAGTTTTGAAGATGCGGCAGGACAACTACAAAGAGCCTTTAGTGCTGGTGCCGGTGCGGCAGACATATTTAGGGAAAAAGGTGTTTTAGCGGCGGCTGGATTTGAAGCAGGTGTCACATATAGTGTTGAAGAAACCAGACAAAAACTTTTGGAATATGGTAAAACTGTTGAAGGTGCTTCACAACTATTAAACCAAACACTCACTGGTGCTTTATCACAAACAGGTGACGCATTTACATTATTTGCGGATAGTGTTGGTAGTGCTATATTACCAGAGTTCCAAACATTCTTAACAGAAATGGTGGGCTTGTTCAGGGACAACAAAGAACAAGTATTAGCATTTGGTGAAACCGTAGGTCAAACACTGGTGGCAGGATTAAAAGCAGGTGCCACAGCAATAGCAACTGTGATTGATGTAGTTCTCACATTAAAAGATTACATAGTAAGTGTGGGAACAGCATTACAGGAAAACTTCGGAGATGTATTTGGCACAGTGGCTGATTATGCTGTTAAGGCATTAGGCTTTATCATAGAATCCATAAGTTTACTTGGTGTGGGAATAGGTAAACTGATAAGTTTAACAACAGGTGATACTGGTGTTGAAGATTTCTTTGGTAGAATAAATGAAGCCGCAAAATCAGTAAGAAAAGAGGGTATAGGTGCTCTACAAGGAGCAGGTGAAGAAATATCAGATGCTCTCAACATAAGAACAGATGCCAGAACAATGGTAGCAGGATTTATAGAATCCATTGATGAAGGTGCTCAAGCACTCAGAGACAACAAAGAAAAAATAGTAGAAGCCGGTAAAGAAGTAGGAGAAGACGCTGGATTTGCCATAGGTAATGGCACAGTGACTGGTTTAGATATATTAAAAGACAAGTTTGGTGATGAAATAGCACCAGTGGCAGAAGAGTTCTTCAAGTTCTTTAGCAATAGTGCCCAAAATCTAAGTATGGACTTAGTCAAAGGCCTACAGGAAGGTAAAAGTGCTCTTGATACATTTGAAGGCTTTTTCAAACAGATAGTCACAAAACTTATAGCAGAAGCATTAAGATTAGCAGTTATTCAACCACTTCTAAGTGCTATATTTGGTGCTTTTGGCATACCAATCAGTTTCTCGGCAGGTGGAGCAATGAGTATAGGTGGTGGCAAAACAAAGAAAGCGGCTATAGGTGGTGCTGTAAATGGAACGGGACCAGTGATCGTGGGAGAAGCAGGACCCGAGGTATTCTATCCAAATGGATCAGCAGGAACTATTATGCCAAACAATCAACTCAGAGGTATGGGTGGACAAAATATCACATACAATATAAATGCTGTTGACCCTAGAAGTTTTGCTCAACTTTTGAGCCAAGATCCCGGCATCATCAATAGTTTAGTCCAAAGGGCACAGAATCAACAACCCAGTGGCAGGAGATTTTAGATGAGTTTTCAAACAATAATCAATAACGCAACATCAATAACAGTGAATAAAATGCCTATAACATCTGCCACAATCAGCAGAAGTAATAGATTAAAAACAGCAACAAGAGGTCCCAGTATATACAGATTTGATGTATTATGTGATAGACCTTTTGATTATCTCACAAACAGAGATTTACTTGAAGACTTAAACAGCAAAAATGGCACAGTGGAAGAAGAAATAACACTTAGTCCAAATGCCAGTTTGGGTTATATAATGAGTTATTTGGGAGATTTATCAACACCTGATTTAGCAAACATAGTAATCAATAGTTATACAGGTAGTAATCTAGTGTTATCAACATTAGCGGTAGGCACAATACCCAGTGGTGATGTTATATTCACAAAAGGTGATTACATACAACCCAGCAACAGCAGATATTCATACAATGTCACAGCAGAAGTCACAGGAGCAGATGTAAGTTTGGATTTGGTCACAGTGCCAGTACATAGAAATATATTTGACGCAAGTGCTGATGGTGGCACCAGTATTATAGGTGCTGGATTAAATGTAGCAAACAACAGCACATTCCACGTCAAATGTTTGGGTATGCCAACACATACACTTATTCCAGGTGGTTTCTTTACATTTGATAACGCATTCACATTTATAGAGGTAGTTCAATAATGCCAAGTGTTAGTTCAACAGTTGAAGGCATAAGCACTGACAATATAGCACCAGCAGTTTTCATTAAACTGGGTCCTATAGAAGGCAATGTGTATTATGTGGCAGACACTTATAAACCTTACACTATTGATGGTAATGATTACACAAACTTGGGTAGTTTTCTCAGTATGACAGACTTTCAGGATGAAGTTCGTGTGAATAATGGAGAACTTGGTATAGTATTTTCAGGAATACCCAGTGAAGTTGATTATATAGATTTAATATTAAACACAAAAATAAAAGGCGCACCCATAGAAATATTCAGAGGCTTTATAGAAGCCAATGGAAACTTAGCAGGTGGCACAGTGACAAGACGATACAAAGGTATCATCACAAACTTCGCATTAGATGAAGACCGAGAGCAGTTTGGTATGGACACTGTGACTCGTGTGACACTTACCTGTAGTAATATAAACAGGATTTTGGAAAACAATCTGTCAGGCAGAAAAACCAATGGTGCTGGTATGAAAAAATATTTTCCAAATGATCTCAGTTGGGATAGAACTCAAACACTTATGAATACGCAGTTTGATTTTGGTAAAAACTATCCAGAAGGCACAACAGGCTCAAGTGGCGGTGGAAGTGGTAATAGCGGATCTAATACATTAGCGGCACAAAGAGTATAGATAATGAAAGTAAGATTAGCACACAGAATAGATCATCAACAAATAGTAGATTGTTTGAGACATTTCGCAGACTTTCAGCCTTTTGAAAAAATACAAAAAGAAGCACCTGAATACAATGAACATCACATTTTCAAAATACTGGATATGATATCAAAAGCAGGTATCATACTGGTAGCACAGGAAAACAATAAAATAGTTGGTGTAATGATGGGTATGATAGCACCCAATCTGTGGTTGCCCAATGTCAAAGTATTAAATGAAATAGTTTGGTGGGTGGAACCTGAATATAGACATACATCAGCAGGTGCTAGATTATATAAAGAATATGTAAAACAGGGTGAAAAACTCATAGAGCGAGGAGACATAACCAGTATGAGTCTTGCTTTATTATCAAACTCACCCAAAATGAATCTCACAAATAAAGGTTGGCAACCCATTGAGACTCATTATGCCTATGTGGGAGTATAGATGTCAGTATTTACAGCCATAGCAAACACATTTAACTATTTCTTAGGAAAACTATTAGTTGGTGCCCAGTTGGGAACAACTGTATATGGAACAGCGGCAGCCTATGCGGCGGCGGCAGTGGCCACAGCGGCAGTTGTAGCAGGTGTAAGTAAAGGTGTCACAAGAGCCCTTACTCCTGATATACCAGGTAGAAATGGATTAAATCCAGGTGTCAGAGTTCAGTTGCCACCAAATCCCAGTTATAGTGTGCCCATATGTTATGGTAATGTTATAACAAATGGTATAGTCACAGATGCTTATATGAGTAGCAATAGTCAGCAAATGACTTATGTTATAACACTCAGTGAAAAAACATCAGGTAGCACAACACTGGGTAATATATATTTCAATAATAAAAGATTAGTGTTTAGTGGTAATGAAACGGTCACAAGCACCGTTGATGAAGATGGAACAAGTAGCACAGACTTCGCAGGTAATGTAAAAGTTTGGGTATGGGATGGTGATGGTAGCAGTGCCAATACTATTCAGGGTTCCAGCACAGATGCTTACAATGTGGTTAGTGGTTGGGCAAATAGTGATTATGCTGGTTCCAGCACAATATTTTCTGTAGTTCAAATAACATTTGATCCAGAAGCACAACTGACTGGTTTGGGCACAATGACATATGAACTCAATAACAGTCTAAACAATCCAGGTAATGTTATAGTTGATTATTTGAATAGCCCTATATATGGTGCCAATATTTCAAATAGTGACATAGATATGACTTCAATCAGCACACTATCCAGTTATAGTGATGAACTCATAAGTTTTGTGGATAAAGATGGAGCAAATGCCACACAGAAAAGATACACTATCAATGGTGTAGCCAATACAGCAGAAGACATCAGAACAAACTTGGATAGATTGCTCACAGCCTGTAATAGTTTCTTTGGTTTTGATGTAAAACAGGGCAAATGGAAAATAACACCAAACAAAGCAGTGGCAAACGCAACACTGGCAAATGCTTTTGTGGCAAACGCAGAAAACATTATAGGCAGTATAAACTTCGCAAGTATAGGATTAAGTGACACCATAAACAGCATAGAAGCAGAATATCCTGACAAATACAAAAAGGATCAAAACAACTATGTGACTATAGATTATCCAAGTAATCTCAGAGAAGCCAATGAACGGGACAATCAACAAAAAATAAGATATGAGTTTGTGAACAATGATGTTCAAGCAAAATATTTGGCAAATCAGGAACTGAGACAACTGCGTGAAGAACTTGTGGTAAACTTTACACTGGATTATACAGGATTACAACTGGATGCTGGTGATGTCATAAAACTATATGAACCTGATGTATATGGACAAAACAACAAAGAATACAGAATATTAAAACTTGTGGAACAAGCAGATGACACAGGTATGATACAGGTAGATGTCACTGCTGTGGAATACAATGCTGATGTTTACACGGTGGAACCAATCACAGAGTTTACTCCAGCACCAAATAGTGACATAAAACTATTCAATAGATTATCAGCACCCAGCACACCCGTTGTGGATAATGAACAAAGTTTAGCAGGTGCTCCAACATTTGATGTCACAACCACAATGGCAAGTAGTGGTATATACAACACGGTTGAACTATGGAGTAGCACAGATTCAGGATTTGCCAGTCCAAAACTATTAGCCAGAAAGAAAACATCCACAACATTTGGAACAGGAACAGATGTGGAGTTCCAAATCAGAGGTTTAGATACAGGAACATATTATTACAAAGCAAAAGCAGGTAATGACAGAGGTATCAGTGACTTTTCCACTATAAGTAGTGCTCACGTCTGGACTGCCAATGTTCAAATAAATCCTGTCACAGTTATAGATGGCAGTGATCCTGTTTTGGACACCAGTGGCAATAATATTATATTAAGAACTGGCAGTATAAGTAATACATATTTGGATGCCAGTGTAGTACAGGCGCTCACAGACGCTGGAAACATACAAATAAATGCTGTGGAAGGCTACTTCTATTTTGACAGTTTGGGCAACACAAATGCTCCAAGTGATGTCACATTCCAGAGTCAAACAGGTAGATTACCCATAGAAAATGACATAGTTGTGGTCACAAACTCATCAAATACAGAACAACAAGCAGGATATGTGTATACAAGTGGTAGTTTTGTTCAAAGCACCAACTTTATCAGTGGCAGTATCATAACAGATGGCACCATAGGCGCAAACAAAATAGTAGCAAACAGCATCAGTACAAGTGAACTTAACTTTACACCCATAACAGAAATAGCAGGTCAAACAGGAGCCACTATATCAGCGGCTCAACTCAGTTCCGGTGGTGTTCGTTTACAAAGCCAAACCATAAACATAGGAAACAGTGATGTCACCGGAACACTTCCAGTCACAAGTGGTGGAACAGGACAAACATCAACGGCAAGTTATGCGGCTGATTTAAGTGCGGCAGGTTTAAGATTAAGAAGCGAACAAATCAACATAGCCAATGCTGATGTCACTGGCACTTTACCTGTAGGATCAGGTGGAACAGGACAAACCAGCACAGTAAACTATGTGGCAGAACTCAGTGCCAATGGTTTGAGATTGCGTAGTGAACAAATAAATGTGGGAAATAGTGATGTCACAGGCACTATGGGAGAAGGCAACGGTGGAACAGGTTATACCAGTTTAAGTAGTGCCTTAACAGCACAGGGTGTGGGATTTGTGAGTGGTGTAAACACCAACCTGGGCGATTTAGCAGTATTAGATAACATAAACCTTAGTTATGTGACTGATAGTGGTTCTTTTGCGGCATTAAACTCATTATCATATAATGATGCCAAACTCACAGGAACACTTGATGAAACAAATGGTGGAACAGGACATACTTCTGATACTGCTTATGTTTCACATTTAACCAGTCAAAACTTAGTTTTAGCAACTTTTAATGGTTCTCCACAATCAGGTGGTGATTTAACAGCGGCAACTGTTATTTCAGCAGGTAGTATACTGGTAGCAGATGCCAATGTAAGTAGAAATGGTAATGGTGGTGTCACAAGTATAACAGGTGATGTTATCACAACAGGAACCTTAAACGCAAGTTTAGTTGATGTCACAAACTTAAACGCAAATAACATAGTAGCAGGAACACTTGACGCAGATAGAGTAGCAACAGATGATTTAGTGTTGCCCAGTAATGGTGCTGATAAAACTGCTATAGGTCCATTTCACGATAATGATTTGAACTATAAACATTTAGGTGATATAGGGTCTGGAGCAGGATTCTACACTGGTTATATTAGAGTATATAAAGGTGCTTACCCAGGCGAAGTTAAAACTATTAGATTTCTAGTAGATGATGGAACACACGGAGTAGGCGGAGCATATGATGTTGATACAGGTAGTTATTTCTATGATACAGTAAGAATAACAAGTGCTAGTAGTCATTTTGTTTATGAAACCCCCTTATTACAATATTTGACTGGTGGTTTAATAAATGAAAGTAGATTAAGTTCTAGTGCTGATCAAGACACAGCAAATATACCTATAGCATTCAAATATACTGGAACAGGAACACCCAAAGTGTTTATGTATGCTCAAGGTGATAGTAATAGTCAATACATAGGTGGTAGTGAAGTACATTTTGTGAAGTTTAGCACATAGGAGATATAATGGCAAATAGATTTGAAGAGTTTACAACTACATTTACAATAGATAGAGCACATCATAAAAAAATAACAAGTGATGGTGAACAAATAGTTATACAAATATATTTTGATGTTAGTGGCACAGATACAACAGGTAATACTGCTACTTTAACAAATCAAACAGTTTATTTTTCACCTTTTGATAAAGACACAAGTTCTAACACATTTATTCATATAAGTAATATTACAGATTCTATATTAGAAGACTGGATAAAACTTGATTATACTGAAGAAAAATGTAATCACATATTAAGCAACTATCTATATAACAATGTAGATGGGCCTATAGAATAGGCAAAATAACAAAATAGCATAAATAGTAGAAACAATCATAATGCTATAGTATTATGATTTAACCCTTAGGAGAATAGAATGAAACTACTTGACTGGAAGCAGTTTATCGGTGGGGCAGATCAGATTATATCACTGGATATGTTCCCCAAAGAACAAAGAAAGTTCACTTATCAGTTTGGAAATACCAGTGTGTCAGGATACACCTGGGATATAGATTACCAAACTGTGGTCGTAAATAATATCACATTTAATCGTCAAACTGGCGAACCAAACTACGCAAATAGCACAATAGTTGGTTATTTTGATGTACAACAAGGAAATGTAGCACAATATGTGGATACTAGTGACGCCGCAAATGGCAATGTCACAGTGACTATTCCAGCAGACAGATATACTGGAAATATATTACCAAACGCAAGAACAAAAGTTCCAACAACCTGTTTCAGTGTCAAATGGACAGACACAGATTCTCCCGCAACAACAAATATTCATAGATATATTATTACGGAAAGATATACAGCAGAGGTCACAATAGGTGATCCCACGCTGGAGACATCAGCACAGGGCGGATTTACAGCATTAGATAGTTAGGAGAAGTAGATGGCAAATATAACAGTATCTACTACCAGACCCGCAATAACAGTAGATAGCACCAATAACATAATCACAGTTTCTGATAGCAGTTCCAATGTCTCATTAGGACCAGTTGTATCTGGAACATTAGCAAACACAATAGCAACATCAGGTAGATTTGAAACACTGGAAGTGGGTAATGTCACCACTGTTCAATATCAGTTTCCTGTTGACGCACCCACCGTGGATCAAGGTCTCAGAGCATACGCAAACGGCACATTATACTGGAGTGAAGATGTAGGTCTAGTTGATAGTGTAAATGGATACACTGGAGATGTAGTATTAGATACTGCTGATTTACAAGAGAATGGCAACTTATTCTGGACAACAGACAGAGGTAATACCACAATATCAGCATATACAGGTGATATGTTAAGTATCAACAATATAACTGCCAGTTATATTAGTGTAAGTAATGATATAAGTGCTACAAACAATGTTAGTGGACAATACTTTAATGGTAATGTAAATGGCACAACAGGTGTATTTTCAGGTAATATAGATACATCAGGTGTATTAAACACAAATACTATAACACCCATTACAGGTGACACTGTGACTATAAATGGTGAGTTAGAAATCACAGGAAATACAAACACCGTAAATATTCAGGATTTACAAGTTGAAGATCACAAAATAACACTTAACTATGGAAATGCCACAGCCAGAGAT